GAGGTCAATACACTCTGGCCGGATATAACTTCGTGGTTATCCAGTATCGGTGATAAAAAGGTATACACGTGTGGTCACTCCCTAGGTGCGGCTATGAGTGGTATAGCTGCGAGTCGTATAGAAGGTGCTACATCCTATAATTACGGATGTCCAAGAATCGGTACGGGTGATTGGGGAAAAGAATTCAATAAAACCCATAAAATGTATAGGTTCGTCAATGACCGAGATATCGTGCCAAGAATCCCACCAAGAATGATGAAATACAGACACTGTGGAGAGCTTCATCATATTGGAAAGAATGGTAAGATTACAAAGAATCCTAATCCGTTCAGTCAGTTTAAAACGGGTTTATGGAATATGTGTAAAAATCCATTCCGTATCACCGAAGGCATTCCGGATCATGATATGGGTGATTACTGTCGTAACATTGATAATTGGATTCAGAGAGCCTAAAAAATTTTCTCAACTCATTTTATAATAGATGAATCTCATATTTTGGATTCATCTTGTATTCCTGATTTGTATTTTGGTAGTTCCATTTACAAATGATCGTAGGAATTTGGAATTCTACTCCATACTTATACCATTTTTATTCTATCACTGGTCCGTGAATGATGACACCTGCGCATTGACACAAATGGAAATGGCTGTTACCGGACAGGAGAAGGAAGAAACTTTCATGCATCGTGTCGTATCCCCCATATATAAAATGGAAGACAACGATGTAAATAATTTGACAAAGACAGTGTTCTTCTTATTATGGGCACTCGTCCAGTATCGCCTCGGACGCTTTGATACGTTTATTGATGACCTAAGATTATTAGCTTCTGGTAAATATCCAAAGTAAAATGACCAACTGGAGAGAAGACGAACTCAAACGCCTACGAAAAGATTATAAATTTTACCGGGGTACCGACATCAAAGATAAAATAACTGGTGGTCTAAGATCTGAAACTTTAAAATGGATCATAGAGTATCATGAACGCATGCTCGGTATAAAGTTTTGGAGCGATGATGACGTAAATGGCGACAATGGAAATAAAACAACAAATCGAAGCTCTTGAGCAATCTAAAGAGTTTCATTATCAAAAATATTTAAATGATCAAATGATGATCGACAACAAACTCGAAAGAATTGAAAAACAGATTGAAAAAACGAAATCTCAAGTGAAGCGAGATCTTCTTAAGCGTCATATTGACTGGTACGAGCAGCATACCATGAAAATGGATGAAAGTCTTGAAGCTGTTACAAATCATTTAAATGCGGAGATTGACAAATTGAATAAGATCATGAAGACTCGCGAAGAAGAAAAACAGAAGGAGAAGAAATGTTTCGAATACAACATTGAAAAGATTAGAAAATGTTGTAAAAGTAGAAGTGCGGCAACGATGTTCGACGCCTTGGAATGTGTGGCAAACGCATTAGAAATTATCAGAGCCGAGAAGAACCGTCGAGTCTAAATCGATCAAAAAAGTGTACCGAGATTTTAAAGTTGTAATACAGAAGCATACACATTGCGTCTGCAATATCGTGTTTTCTCTCATACGGAATTTCTTCACCCATTTCTTTGGTTGCTATTTCAACTGTTCTCTCCTTTCTCTGCTCGTAGTTTAGATGTCTCATACCGAAATGCGAATGCATGCTCACAGGTGAAACCATAACAACTTTATCTTTGAACATGTAATGTAGAAGCGCCTCAATATTCGTAAGACCCCCGGGGGGTTGTCTCTCTATAAGAATTCTTTCAGCTGCATCAAATATGAATTTGTGTCCATCTACAAATAAAGGGACAAGGTCAACAATTTCATTTGAATAAATGTACTTATAATCTCCCAGACTCACTTTCTTTATAAATTCCACATCAACTTTCTTACCCTTACCGATCTCAGCAAGAACAAGACCCATATTGTGATATCCAATATCTATGGCAAGAACCTTCATGTATTTATGTAAATAATATTCCTTAACTATATAAATGAAGGTTAAGAACAAGTCTAAAAATCAGCTTCTGTGGTCGGTTGTTATTGTACTCGCTCTCGTTTTGAGTTACATGTGGTTTAACCCCAGAGTCGTTAATGTTCCAGTAGAAGTCCCGGTGATGCCAGTGCCACCCAGGATTGAGACGGATCGACGCCCACCACGACGCGAACCAGAATTCAGAGGTGCTCCAATTAAACGATACAAACCAGGATTCATGCAGCAAATGGGTATTATCACGGGAAATGATGAGACACTCCCATTATACGGGAAGGAAGTGCGCGGACGTAGAGATAGATATCATTATTACACAACAACTGGTGGCGATAACCTTTACGCTATACCATTAAGTCATAACGCACGCGATTGTATGGAAGATATTGGCTGTGAAGAGCTCTATGGGAATGAAACAGTTTCAGTTCCTGGTAAAACTGGTTCATACGCAGTGAATTTATATAGAACGGATGATTTTTTCTAAATACCGAGTCGTTTTTGAGTGTCGCCTATGAGTGCCCAACTGGATGAAGAACTACAGCAGCAGCACAATAACATCATGCCTAGCACAGGAGGTGTCTTGATTGGACTCTTCATGGTTGCGTATATAGTCATGAGCGAGCAGCACAAAGAACACAAGAGCGACGCCAACGATTGCATACCCATTGGTTTATCTTCCCCATCGTCTTCGCTTGCCAGCATATTCAAACCAATAAGCGAAAGTAATATTGGTAACATTTATTATACACTAACAAAAATTATTCCGTCGGCTCGTAATCATATCATATTCCCGTCCATGAAGCCCCTGGTTTCTTGAGAGTCTCGCCTTGAGTCTCAAGAGTTCCAACACTGTATCATCGTCCAAATTTTTTAAAAAGTCCCTCTTAGCCTGTATGTCATCAAGTTGGTGAGTCTCTTTGTGCGCCTGAACATATGGCCATGTATGTTTTCGCAGTGCGGCCACCTCTTCCTCGAGTTGTCTAATTCTTGGTAAAAGTACCTGTGTTATGAGTACACGTGTTTCCATTTATTTAAAATGTCCCACATCTTTAAGATATGCTCAGATATGCGGCTCTCAACCACGAATTACAAAAAGTTATAAGGGACGTGTATAAATCCGGATCCAATGTAATTTTGGATTATGCCCGCGAAAATTGTAAAAAACATGAAGCACACCACAACAGTGAAGTAAATATGTCAACCATGGAAACTTTCCCTGGGTCAATGTTTGCCTTAAAAATGACATCATTTGCTTCGAGAGAATCGCCCCACTTCGCGGCGGCACATATCAAAAAAATAACTCAACACGCCATAAAGAACAACTGCCAGGTTTGTATTGATGCTGAGGATGTATTGTATCCAACGGAAATGTATAATATGATGTTACATTTCAACCGATATCAGCCCCACGTTTTCAAAACATATCAAATGTATCGCAGCACGGCTCTCAAAGAACTCGAATTGGATATTCGGGCGTCAGAGAAGCATAACATACACCTCGGAATTAAGTTGGTTCGTGGCGCATATCTGGGGAAGCAGGATGGTCTTCTCCCAAATAAAGCGGCTGTAGATAAATCATTCAGAGAGGGTCTCAATATGAGTTTGGGTTCACATGAAAATGTCCACACCCTCTTGGCGACGCACAATTCTGAAGACATCAAACACGCGCGCACATGTCCCCATAACAGATACAAAGTAGCTCAACTTCTAGGTATGGGCGAAGACTTTCCCGATTATCGTTATGTACCATTCGGGTCATTATCTGAGCTTACACCGTATTTGTTTAGGAGGTTTATAGAGAGGCTTAAATGGTCTTAAAAAATATATTCTAATGAATAATTAATGGTTAGGACATTCGGAAGATTGGGGCGCCCCCATCCAATTCACCGCAGACGCGACGTTACCGCAGCTTCTCGGGGTGAAGAAAATCATCGTGAAATGAAGAAAATGGAAATTACACGCATCGCTCTCCAGCACATGTATGAAGCACCTCCATTGAAAGAACAAAAGAAAATCACCGCAAAACAAATGCGTCTCAAGATGATTCTCCACGAAGCCCTTGATTTAGCACATTCAATCTGTGAACAAGATGACGCCGTGGAATGTATGTGGGCGTGGGAAATGGTTGATGAGATTGACGATGCCGCCACAAGGGCAGGTGTCCAATACTAAATGAATCTAATCCCGAATCTTTTTGCCATAAACCTTTGTACCTCTGGAATTGTAGGTTGACTCCAGAGATACCAACGCGCCCAAAACCCAGAAGTTTCGATACCTTTCAATGACCATTCTTCACTGTTACTTTTATCAACCCCAAGCATCATCCGGTGTACCATTGCCCGATGAGGTTCATTCACTACACGTGCGGGCACTTGCCCTCCGTGCCTGAGGATATACGAGCGCATACGCAAAGGATTCTTGTGTTTGGTGTAGTCGGAATACCCACTGGCACCAAAGTCAACAGTCCCTCCATCGTTGAGGATCGCCCTGAATTTTTTTTTACGATTAGGGCTTTTAACTATTCTAACGCGCATACTTATAATTTACAATGTATTTATTTTTGACAAGAAGCACAATACGCCTCCTTCTTCGATCCTGGCATGAAGAAGAGTTCTTCATTACCACGCTTCACACGGTACAAGTGATCATACACGTGGAGCAAAGCAGCCGCGACCATCACGGTGGAGATAACACCTCTATTCATCTTACGCACAGACCACGCATAATAGAGGACCATCGCGAGGATAGTCATTTGGACGAGGGACAATTTTGGTAATGCTGGCATTACAAAACGATTTTCCAATTCTGGGGTTTTTTCAGTTGGCTCTGGGGCCAAGAATTCCATATTCGCGCCGTAACCTGGCATTTTTATTTTATACGAAGAAATTAATGTGGCGTTTCCTGTGGATACCGGTGGCTCTCGTACTTCATGATTATTTAAAGTCTCCGATAGACCTACTTTATTTTCAGAGACCTCTCAGGCCGCTAGTTGGGATGAGGAACACATTGGTGGATATCTTTCTTCATAAATTTGAATATGATGTCCTGGATTATACAAATTTATGGTTTGTAAGAGCAAACTATAATAAGATCTTGTACGAATTTGATAAAGGTGTCGCCGATGCAAAAAAATATTACTTCCACAAACTTGACCCCTGGTTTAAAAAGAATAAGAATTATTACTACTACAAAGTAAAGGATTTCCCCGAAGTTCAAAAAATAATTGATCAGATTCCTTGTGTTGACAAAGACACTGGGATGTTTGCGGTGATAGAAGGCCCAATGACCATATCCGCGCACCGTGCTGAGAGTAATCTCGCACTGAGATACCATCTAACAATTAAAGGAGGCAAACACTGTGTACTTTACACATCAAATGGTGGACACCATCACGAACCGGGGAAGGACTTTCTATTCGATCATTCGAGATTCCACCGCCTTGTCAAGCGCAGCCTGCAAAAAAGAGTCGTTCTCATCCTTGATGTCAACAGATTTTAAGTGTCTACGGCATACAGCCTTATACATATCATTACCACCAACAAGTTCGAGGTCTTCATTCTGAACAATCCTCTTTGTGAATGGACCGGGTGTTCCATCTTTACAATCCATACAGAGAGCCGACAACTTTACAACATCACTCGCCAATGGAATACAATCAATGACTTCTCCAAACTTTCGTTGCTTGTAGTCCCCATCAAGGCCGGCTAGAATGACCGACTTTTTTAGAAAGAGACACATTTCAACAAATTCCTTGAGGTTTACAAAGAATTGAGATTCATCAATTGCTACAATCTCCGCGTTACAAAAGGATTCTTTGACAATACACTGTGATAAATCTTCAACCTTAAGACACGGAAATTGAATACCATCATGGGTATTCAAGACCTCCTCAGGGCATCGGGTATCTTTCAGGGAATTTATGACCACTATTTTTTTACCAATCACCTTGTAACGCTTAAGTCGTCTGATAAGTTCGGAAGTTTTACCGGAAAACATATTTCCCATAATAATTGTTAAACCCATCTCTACCTCTCCTATAAAATAATATCTTTCTTTTATAATGGTTGACATTCAAAGGTGTTATTATAACGGGCACAAAGGGTGGGTGTCCGCAAAGTCGGGCAGGGTTCGCTTTGGAAACAAAATTTTCTCGAGTATTCTCGAAGCTGTAAAATATTTCGGTCGTCACACATGAGTACCTTTCCATAAATTCCATAACATACCACCAGCCATTAGACCGATTACTGTAGTAGCTAAACAGCAATGACAGAAAGTGTTACGAGCAACTTCACTTTCTGGAATTGGTGGTTCTCTTCCCCACCCCATTGAAATAAATATACATAATATTTTTTAACACCTAAGTCACCAGACCCACCCCAAAAAGTCAAACAAACAAACGACTCAAATATG